TTGTCTATTATGTTTTTCTTGTGCTTGCTTAAACTTTAATATTGAAGCATCTGCTTTTGCTATTCTTTCTTGTTTTGAAACTTCTTCTATAGTTCTAAATTGAGCAGACTGTGGCCTATATGTTTGATTTGGTGAAACCCCTTGTCCAGATAATGATGATGGAAGAACTCCAGATCCATAATTAAATGGCAGCCATTTAGCGTATGGTTTATCTGCTTGTCCATACTCAGATCTTTTATATGATGGGCCACCAACAGTTACTGCTCCAGTTACTGGATCTTTTATAAGTAATTGCTCTCTTCCCATTTTTCCGCCTGCACCCATTGCTGCAACTGTTCCATATTGAGATGCAAGCGTAACAAGTTTTTGTCCAGCAACATCTGAAGATCTTGCTAAATCTGCAAGTTCTGTTTCAACAGTTTGATAAATCATTTCAGAGGTTATAAGTTCGCCTTGAAAACCATTAAGAGCAGTAACTACTCTATCAATAAATGGTTTAAGGTCATCAAAGGCCAATCCGGTTTGAGCCATTGTTAACCTCCATGCTTCTTGAGTTTGAAGAGCAGTCGTTAACTCTATTTTAGAAACACCTTGGTTTCTTTCAAATTCTAAGTTCATTTCCCTTGGAAGCATGACAGCAAGATTGCTATAAACTTTAACAACTCTCTCACCAGCAGCATACATTGATTCTAATGATTTTCTTAAAAAGTTTGCTATACCATCTAATTTAAGTAAATCTTGAATTAATACACTAATTGAAGATGTTAAATGCGATCTATCAAACCCTTCCATTGATATTGATCCAGATCCACCCTTAGTTCCTTTAACAAAACCTTGTAAAGTTCCAGCATTCATAGCAGCAAGAATTGGAGCATACCTATTTGTTGCATTTCTATTTACAACAAATTCTCCCGGCTCAAGAAGTGCTGGTATTTTATCTCCACGACCAGTACCGGGAACACCACCCTCTGGAGATTTGCTTCCATCTGCTCTGTGAAGAACTCTTTGAGCAGTTGAAGCAGCAGATAGTGGTGGAGCCATTGGTGCTCTAAACCCAGCACCGGGTGGAACGAAAAGTCTTGGATTTTGAATAGCAAGAGTCTTAAGATTATTAATATAAAGTTGAAGTTCTTTATTTATTCCAGTATAAATTGTTTGTTGAGTTGTTAATGTTGTATTCATTAATTGAGTTTGAGCATTTGCTGCTGCTATTTCAGCATCAAGAATTTCTAACTTGCCTATCTTCATTCCTCTAAGTTTAAGTAAGAAATTACCAAAAATTCTAACAAGTTGAATAGCATTACCAAGTAAATTAGAGAAAAGACCAATTAACATTAGAACTGGTCCAGCAACAATTACAGCACCGCCACCGTATTTAAATAAGTTTCCAAGCAAATTTTTAAGTGGATCTGGCATACTAGACCAAATTTCTTTAACTTTATTTATTACACCATTTAGAATTTGAGCAATAGGCATAAAGATGTTTAGTAAAGATTCTCCAAGAGGAATTAACTGAATTTGAATTTCTTGCATTGCTCTTTGGAATCTTACTGTAGCAGATTCTTGAATTGCTTTTAATTCTTTATTTGCAATAGCAGCAAGTTCAACGGTAGATGCTCCGGCCAGTTCCATAACTTTTTGTGTCTGAGAACCAAAACTTCCAAGATTATTAAATAATGCTGATATTCTAGCAAATTGATATTTTCCGAAAAGTTCTTCAATAACTCTTGATCTTGAAAATGAGTCTAGTTTGTCTAACTCTGATTTTAAGCCTATTAACATAGGCATTAGTTGTCCCTTATTTGCTTCAACAATTGAAACGAGATCAACGCCAAAACCTTTAGCAACCTCTGCGGCTTTCTTTGTTGGGTTAATCATAGAAGCCATACCGGACTTGATAGCGTTTGCTGCTTCTGCTGCACCAACGCCACCCTCACGCATTGCTACCATCATTACTGCAAGATCTTCAATATCTCCACCAAGACCTCTAATAACTGGACCAGTTCTTGGAATTGCTTCTACAAGATCCTGAAGAGATGTAGACGTTTGGTTTTCTACAGCGTTAAGAAAGTTAATTTTATCTGCTAGTTCATTTGTACTTACACCAAATGCTGACTGAATAGCAAGAGTTGCTTTCATAGCCTCTTGTCTATCAACCTCACCAAGAATAGCAAGTCTTGTAGTTTGAGCAACGCTATTTAAAAGTTTTTGGCCTTCCTGACCAGTTTGAGCAATATCTGCTGCAAGAGCAGCAGTGTCTTTCATGGCAATACCATAATTTTTTGCTATTTCAGCACTTAACTCTTTAACCTTTGCTATCATGGTATCCGTAGAAGAGTTTATTGTATCCTTTAGATCGTTACCATAAACCTTCTTGAATCTTGTTATTTCTTTATCAAGGTCCATGAAGACTTTAGCAAAAATGCCACCAAATATAAGAACAGGCATAGCAAGACCAACAGTTAACTGTCTACCAGTCCACTGCATATTCTTACCAAAATTAACAATTTGAGTCGCACCTGTTTTTATCAAGTGATTAGTTATTGTTAATCTTTCATTCAACATAGCAACTCTTGTATTCATGTTAGACATGTCAAGAAGTTGTTGAGTTGTTACAAGACCTCTTGCTGCACCGCCTCCAGTTCTACCAACAGTGGTTACCATCGCCTGTCGATATCTAAGTTGCTGTTTAGCAAGTTCAGTTACTTTAGATTGAAGTTTATAACCTCTTAAGGCTTCAGCAAAATTTTGTCTTGCACTAAGAGTATTCTTTTGAATAGCCTTTCCGAAATTTTCAGTGGCTGTTACTAATCTTACCTGCTGAGTAACTAATCCCGGTATAGTTCCAAGACCGGCAGCAAAATTTGCTGCTAATACTGCTTGAGACTTTCTAGCAGCAGCATCAAGATAGTTAAATGAGTTAGCAAGAGTATTGACTTGTGCTGAAAGTTGAGATACCTGCTTCATAGCCGCTCCTAATTGAGCGTTATAAATAAGAGTACTCTGAATAACTTCAGCCAATTTCAGTTCCCTCCGCTATTACATATTCTACTCCCCAGTCTGGAGATATTCCACTTTCAATTGCTCCTGCTAAATTCTTATCTCCCGTTATTCTGGCGACGGCTCTGGCTTGAACTTGCTCTAGTGTTGAAACTTCTTTATTTTGACTCTCAACACTATCTTCTTCTTTATCTAGATCTATTCCTTGTATTGCTGCTAGGAATCTTTGCTGTCTTTTTTCATTATCTCTAATACCTTTTAATATTGATAAAAGTTCCGGCATTGATAATGATGATTCTAGTTCATCATAGTTTTTCCAAATTCCTAGCATAAATACTTCAGAAAGTATTGGTACTAGATCTAGTTTATCCCAAGAAGTGCCTGATCCGTCGCTTGGAGATTTGGGTTATTTAGTTTAATATCTGCTGCGATTTCTAGTATCTTATACATTGTTTGCATGTCAACTTTTTCTTCAACATCATCTTTTATTTCTGGAGCAAGTTGAGTCATTGCTATTGATGTACACGCAATGAGAATGTCAAGCAGGTCATCTTCTGATTCTATATCAGATGACTTTTGCCATTCCTTCATTACAAGTCTTAAGTTCTTCAGGTTAAGAGGTTTGACTGTAATGACTGTTCCATCAAGAAGTTCTAACTCAATTGTTTCATAAACTTTTGTAGCCATATTTATTCCTTTCATTGTCTATTAATAATTATACATTATATAAAAAAATAATAAAGAGCACTAAAAATAGTGCTCTTTATTATAGTAGGTATTTTATCAGGCAGAAAGAACTCTGTCGATAATCTTACCAAATGAAGCATTTGAGTCTGGAGCCTTAGCACCAGAATCCTCGCTTGCCATAGCGCGGAAACTTACTGGGAATACAGTAGTATCGTCACGCTTTACAGCAACTCCAACAGCCTCAACTGATACTGCTCTGTAAAGAATGTAAATTCTTTCAGAAGGAGCAGTTGATGATAGACTGATTGGTGCTGCACCGACGAAACAAATGGATCTTTCAACTGGGGATTGTCCAAGAGCACCGCCATTAAGATGCAGAACTGCGGGTACTGTACCAGCAGCAGAGCCAGAATACACTACGTTATCTGTGGCTGTTGGTGCAGTCAATGTACCATCGGAATTTGCAAGAGAATAGTTGTCTCCTGTTGTTGGTCCTTGGAAATCTCCATCTTGACCATTGGCTTCAGTCTTGCTTCCAATTGCAACATAAAGATTTTCTAGTGTTGCTTCTGTTAGTGATGTAGCAACTGTTACTCTTTGTGCTGTCTTGAAAAGTCTAGCAACATCAAGAAGTTGGTCAACCATTACCTCTTGATATGTTGGCTCAATGTTCAGTGTGACACCATCCATTGTATATCCAAGATGGAACCATGAAGCAGCAGCACCATTTGTTTTTACGTTTAATGGATCTTGTGCTGTTTTTAGAGCACCATTTTCAACTTCTAGTTTAGTATTAACTTTTCCATCTGGACCAGCGTATACTGTTGCAGCGCCTACAATAATATTTTTTGCATTAAAATCTCTAGCAGCCATATAATTCACCTCCAAAATTTATGAAAAATATATGCGTTTCCTCAATTAAATACTAACATGTTTATTATTATTTTGTGTAATCATATGTTAATAATAAACTTGTTAAATACTTAGGTTTATAACTATCTATACGTCTTTCGTCAACTATAAAGTTTTGCTGATCAACATGAATACATTTAAAGTTTATTGTGGTATCTTTTATATGCTTATTAATCTCCTGAGCACTGGTATCATATTTCTTTAAAGTGTCATATATAAAATTCTTAAGATAGAAAATTTGTGGAACATCGCCAACTATGGTATACATTGCTGTTTCTGACTGAAGAGGCCAAAATGTATTCATATTAGGCATTTTAAAAGAGTAGTCATAAAGAATATAAGGCATTTTACTAGAGTCAGGTGCTAGATTCTCATTGACCGGAAAAAATGGTTTATAGACATATTGGCTTATATTCCATACCGCAGAAGATATAGTTGGGTATCCAGAAACAGATCCACTTGCTAGATCCCAAATAAAATTATTAATTAAAACTATAGGTAGTTTTGTATAGTCACTCGCCACTTAATGCCAGCACCCCCGTTGCCACTTGATGAGCATCTCTTTGAGCATCCGCAATTGACTTGCTAACTACAGATGATGGAATAGTTAATCCTTGATAGTTTATTTTACTCACCTTCATTTTTCTTTTTAGAACAAGAGCACGATGAACCTTTGTCCAGAATCCTAATTGTATCAGAACTCCTTTTGCTTTATATCTAGTAAAATTATTAAATTCATTTTTAAATGAATTTTTTACAGCCTTTCCACCGGGATTTGGAATAAGTGATCCGAATGAAAAGACATATGCTCCAACTTTTTCCCAAAAGAAATATAAAACTGTTGCGTTAACAGGAACAACTCTAACCATTTGTCCAGATTCCATAACACTAGCCTTATATTTAAATATATAACCACTTTCTGTACGAGTTCTTGAAGGTTTAAAACTATAACTTATAGTTGCTCCAGCACCTGTTGATGTTACTTGTTTTTCAAAAAGTCTTCCACTTCTAGTTCCAACTTGATTATGCTCATAAACATGGTGAAAAGATAAAGGCATAACTCTAGCCTTAGCGTCAAGAAGTTCGTTAAAATAGTTAGAAACTACATTAGCCGCCGCTCTTTCTATAATTGCTTTGTTCTCTTTGCTTATGTAAATAGAACTAATTAATGCTCTATCATATTCAGCAAGCGCCAGAATTTTTTCTGGCATCCCACCAGTATTAAATCCAGCCTTTGTTTTAGAAATAGAAATCATGTTTACACACTCAACTTTTGTATTTCTTGACGCATTAAAATAGTTTCATATCCAATAACAGTTCCATCAAAACCAACCATTGGGGTTGACCCTCTTGGTTCGTAGATTGTTGATCCTTGAAATCCACCGGCAGAAGATGGATCTTGATTTTCTAAAAATATAACACCATCATCATTTCTTATTCTGACAACTCTTCTATCTGAAGACAAAACCTGAGAACATCTAAACTTTATCATTGAATTTAATGTATTTAAATAATCATTAATAGCAATTGATGTTGAATTGTCTCCAATACCAGCCCTAATAATACTTCTAGCAATACAGTCAACAGTTTTCTCAAATGACCAGTTTGTTACCATTGCTCCAGTAGAATCTTGAGTAACAGTTCTTGTATAAATATCTGCCTTCATTGTATATGCTGTTGATGCTATACATTTACCCATTTTATACCGCCATAAAACTAGGTGTTTGTGTCCAGTCAGCAAGGAGAGCATCAACCATTAGGTTTCCAGTACCGCCAGCAAAATCTTTTCCATACTGTATTTCATATGAATCATTTTTGGTTGATTGAATTCCCTTATTTCTTATATTCCAATCATTACATAAATAATCTTCAACAAGAAGTGCGGATGCTAATTCAATTTTATTAGGAACATAACTATATCCAAAAATTCCAACAACCTTGTATGCACAATCTTTTTTAAATATTCCATCATATGCAATAACTGAAATATCAGGACTTTCAAGAAGTTCTCTATCATCTGAGATTGTTCTAGCAGATGAAGAATTGCTGTTAGAGATGGCCTTAATTCTCCATTTAGAAACGCTTGGTTCAATATTATAATCAAAATTATTAAATGATGCAGTTGATACTGAATCATACATTAAGATATCATCTTCATAAATTTTATGAATTTCTAATATTGGTTCTGATAAAGTTAAGATATCTGTATTATTTCCATAAACAACAATAGTGTCATACTTTTTTGTAAAAGTTGTTCTAGTCATAGAATTTATAAAGTTTCTAGCCTTCTTTTCTTCTTTTTCCAATGTTGAATCAATAACTGAAGAATCAATGCTGGCTAATGATCTTATTCTTGTAGCAGTAGCATATGGAGTTGCTATAGAATAATAATTTATAGTACTATCAGATCCTGAAGCGGTGCTACTTATCCATTCAAATTTTAAGTTTCTATCATACTCTATAGAACTTTTATCTAAAGTAGCAGTAAATATTGATGAGGCTCCAGAAGCCGCTGTTCCAGCCTGAACAAAGTCATTAGTATCAAGATCATACACTTCAAAAACAACAGAAGTAATTCCAGAAGCAGCAGTGTATTTAATCTCTAAATCAGTATTATCGGATCGTAAATATTCAATCACAAATAAGTCACCTCAATATATATTTTACTACACATTCGATAATAGGAAAAGGGGCTGCAATGCAGCCCCTCAACCTATATTTAGTTATATCAGCCTGTTGCAGCGTTTGCCTTTGCCATAGCAGATAGTTCTTCGATATTTAAGCCCATGCGAACATAGACTGTGTATTCGATTGTATCCTTCTTTGGCTTGAACTCGCGGTGAACAGTTACGTCTCTTTGGAATCCCCAAATTCTATTTTGTGGGAATGTCAAGTCAACGAAATGGTCGGGGTACAGCGGAACTTCCATAACTGGAATACCAAAGATAGAAGTTGTCATACCTGATGGGCCACCAACACGGGCTGGTGTACCACGGAGAACGCCAGAAGCAATATCTTCAGGGACTCCACCAGATCCAATTGTGCGTAGATCTGTTAGAAGTGTCTGAATATTCTTTGTTGAAGCATAGAACTTAAGTTCGCCTCTACGAGCCTTGTACTTACGTCCAAGTGCATTGTAAAGTGCTTCAAAGAATGCAATTGCAGAACCTGACTTTAGTGCTCCTGATGTTGTTGCTGCTGTGAAGTACTGTGACGCTGTTGTTACTGTTGCAGCAGTGCCAAAGTGAGTTCCACCAGCGGCACCATCAGCAAGTGTTACGAATCCATCAAGAGTGTATGGATAGAAAACACCTGCATATGAAGCAGTTGATGCGTCTGTCGCTTGACCATTGATTGCAATATCCTCAAGGTCATTACCAAATTGTGATGCCATTAGGCGTACAATATGGTCTTCAAGAGCCGCTCCTTCAATGTTATCCTCAAGACCTTCAGTTGAAAGTTCGTAGTCAAGACGGAACTTTGTTGTTACAATCTCAACCTTAGTGAATTGAGCACCACGGTTAACATATGTTGCTGATGTGTTGGTGTCTGCGTTAAAAACACTGTCGCTTGCTTGAGAAGCCTTACGAATAAGACGAGTTCCAACTTGAATCTTGTCAAATTCTGCTGTATTTGCACGCATAACCTGTCTACGACCATCATTTCCAAGAACCATCTGATCAAAAATGTAGTCTAGGAATTGACGAGACTGTTCTGGTAAAAGAACACCACCAGCCTGAGTTGTTGGATTTGTTGTCAAGTTCTCCATATTGGTATTAGCAATATCAGAGATGATTGTACCAGTACCAACATTTGTTACTGCTTTATTAATTACATCGCTCATTTAATTACACCTCTCTTTCATAATTTAATTAAAATATTTCTGCGGAATTGAGGAAACGCCCGCCCCACATTGACTTTCTCAATACGGGTTGTTCTGACAAACTATATTCAAGTTCACCAGACTTCTTTATTGCTGTATCTTCTTCTACAGAGTTAACTCTTACGGATAACTCTTCTGTATTCTTTGTAAGATCAGCCAAACTCTTTGTAAGTTCCTCGTACTTACTCTGCATTTCTGCCACCTTGTCGTTTAAAGACTTGGCAAGATCGGATACTGACTCTGAAATTAGAGTCATTCCGTTATTGCTTGACTCAATTGAGTTAGCAATGGCTTTTTCAACCAGATCCTTAACCTCGCCTAAAGCCTTTGCAAGATCAAATTGTTCGGAAGTGTCAACGGCTTGATTCTCTACGCCGTCAGCCTTTTCAAGATCAACGTCTTCTTCGTCAATCTCTTCTACTGTCTCTTCCACTTCGAATTCAACCTCTTCGGCATCGGCGGTGTCAAGTTCAGGGCTTTCTACATTATCAGCCACTTCAACACCTCCTTCATTATTTGAATCAAACTTTTTCATTGATTCTGTTTTATTCTTACTTGCTAAAGGATGACCCTTTGGCAATAAGTCTGTATCAAACGGTTTTCTTTTAAATCTTCCGGTTCTTACAGCAGAAAGGAAACCATTCACTCTAGCAAGCGCCCATTGCTCTGCTGATGCGACATTTGGGCGTACAGAACTTGGATTTGTTCTATACGCTCCTATACCACGATTGTATACTTGTCTAAGCATAGCAAAAGTTACTTTCTTAGAACTAACATTACCATATTTTTCATTATGTTGTGTTACTAATTCTCTTAATCTTGCAGTAGATCCAGACTCAGCCTTTTCAATTTTTTTTTCCAAAGGCTTTAGTTTTTTAAGGTTACTAAGTTTTTTAGCAACTCTTCTATCTGTAGGAACAAACTTACCAGATGCAGTCTCACGATAAACTCTAACTATTGCTACAGGATTATCATTAGTAGCCTCAATCATTTCATTTGTTCCACGAACCTTAACAGATCCAGATCTTTTTATAGATTCAATTTTACCTTTAGCATACTGTGTTGGTTGTGGATCTTTGTTGACAGCATACGCAACAAAATCTCCAGATGAAACCTCTCCAGCAGAAACTTTATACATTCTTTTCTTCTTTGCTCGTCTCATTGTTTGAGAAACTTTACCGGGAAGACCTTGCTCTGGATTTCTATTAATTGTAGTTTCGTTAGTTATAGTTTCTTTCATTACATCTTCTTCTTCATCTTCAATATCTTCAACATGCATCTTTTTTTGCATAACTGAACTAACAGCCTTAGAAATTTCATAATCTTTATCAGAATCTTCTGACTCAACCCAACCAATAATATCCATAGATTTATGACACATTACACAATCAGCAACTTCTAGTGATTCAGTAATAGCAATTTCATCTTCTTTACACCAGAAAATATTCTCAACCGAGAAACCTGTAGCAATCCCAGTTGTTACTATTTCATTATCAACTTTTTGAATTGACAATATATTAGCAAACTGATTTGCTGGACTATCAACAAGTGATAGTTCCATAAGTTCATATTTCTTTACAATACGAATAGGCTGTTCTGTTTCATCGTCCATTCCCGGTTCAAAGTCAACAATTTTTCCACCGATAGAAAAACCTGTTAGTGTTCCATCAAGAACCATCTGCCAGATATTTTCTGCACCCTTAGAAATGTAAGCATCAACAAAGACTCCGCTATAAGATTTAGCCGTCTTTGGATCATAAAAAGAATTTTCTCTAAAAGAAACTACCTTGCCAGCCGGGATTGGCTGGTGCATGAGACGCACATTTCCTCTAAAGTTTTCAAACGCTTGTCTTGAAGCCTCTGAAAGAAGTTTGTCTCCTTGACGATCAATGTTGTCTAACGTTGCAAATCCACTAACCATGCGTCGTTCTTCATCGACCTTAGCGATAGGCATAGTGAATCGCAAATTGGTATCATCACTTTCAAAATGTGCTTTATATATTTCTTTCATATTAATATTATATAACAATCCTATTTTATTTAATCTTGCTGTCTTCCATCGCCCTGCGTTGATCTTGGAAGTTCCGCAGAGTCTGACTGATTTGATGAACGATTTTGATCTCTTAACCTATTTCTGGTAGCCTGAGCAGTTTGTTCTGCTGCTTGCTGTCCAGTGAGAACTATTGGAACATCACCATCTTGTAAACTTGTTAATCCAAGTCTTGATCTTACTTCGTTTGGAACAATTGTCTTCATTCTAAGATATCTTTCATCAATCTTAGATTGAGTTTCTTCATCAGTAAGAGTTAACTCGTTAAACTCAAATCTGAAAATATCTGTTTTCTCTTCTAAAATTTTATTTATCTTTTTCTCAAGTGAGTCCTGTGCTGGACGACATACTTGTTCTTTGAATGTTCTATCTGCTTCTCTGGCAGCAGCAAGACCAATTCCCTCTGCCGCGCCAACTTTAGAGGCAGGTGTTCTATGAACCATAAGAATTTCTTGAATATTAGACTTGTAGTAATTAGAAAATGATGAGTCTTGAATACTTGATTCAACCGCTTCCATCTTCATATCTACTTTTGATTCGGGTGTGTCTGCTGGAATAGGAACAATTACTGTTCTATGGTTTTGTCCCTTTATGTTACCTTGAAAAAACTCAAATAGTCTTTCTTCAGCAGTTCTGGACATTTTTGCGCCTTTTATCCAAAAGATATAGCGTGGAACTGCTTTGTTTTCAAAGTACTCAAGGTTGAATCTTGAAGCAAACTCATTACCAGCCATTGCATTTTTGGCTGCAATAATTGCTGGGATTCCATAGTAAGTGTTTGTTGGAGTATAGTTCTTTATATGAATAATCTCATTTGGTTTTTGATCTGTAGTTATTGGATTCTTTGTTTCAGTATCCTGAAAGTTTCTAAAAAATACTGCCTTGCCAGCAACTATTTGAACAAACCCATCTCTTATTCTTCTTACTCTCATTGTGGCAGATGGAATATGTCCAATATAGCCAATCTCACCATTTGATTTTCTACCAATTTCAATATATCCATTACCAGTTGACTCAACATCAATATATACCTTCATTAAAGTTGCTGTTAATGTGTCATCATCGTTTCTAGATTCAAGCCAATCAATGGCCCTAGTCTTTGCTTTTGATATGTTCTTTCTTACTCTTGAAAGTTCTTCTTGATCTGTAATGTCTTCCATTCTTTGCATAACAGAATTTGATGGTTTTAGATCATAACCCAAACCAACAATATTAGAAGCCTTAGCATTAATAGCCGCAAAGTTTGGACCAGAAACTTCATATATTTTTGACAATGATATAAGATTATATGTTGGCTCAACTACATCAAAAACACCATAGCCATATTTATCTGGAATAATTTGTTTTGATGAAGCATTGTCTCCAGAATACATGTTTCCATCTGATTCTATTATTTGCCCGCCAGCAGTTATTAGAGCCTTATTAAGTTTTCTTGAAACTGCTCTTTTAAAGTTTTGAGAGATACCGTTTAGTTTTAAAACCTCTTCAGCAGAAATTTTAAAATCATCAGTATCAGTGGCTATAGCAGTTGACGGCTGAGCACTTGATAATCTAACTTCTTGAATCAATGGCTCTTGTATTTCGTTTTGCATCTCGCCACGCCCCCGTATCTCCTAGTGGAAGTAGTCCGTTTTCCATTCTTTCTTTATCTATTTCATATTCTTCATCAGAAATTCTACCAACACCTGCAATAAATACAGCCTTTCCATCAGGTTGACCGTAGTGAGCAGCGGCTTTAGATATTTCTAGCATTTTTGTTATATCTCCGCGCATAGAGGGAATATTTAAAACATTATTCTCATTATCTTTAAAAACATTTCCATCTGGAAGCAACCATACATAAATTCCATATGGAGACCTGTCTTCAACTTTAGTAATTTTTAGATTTTTCATATCATTATAGTACCATATTTGTGTTATTTTTACTGATCTATGACCAAGTTGTAGACAAATTTCTTTGAAATTCCTGTTTTTGTGAACGATCCACTAGTATTTATAAAGTTTTTGTTTCCATACTCAAGGCCGGATAGAACATAAACATAGTCTCCAGAAGATGATGATACTGTCTCTAACGTAGCGGATGATGTAACTTTGTATAGTTGATTATCTGCTAAAGATAGAATAATATCATTTTCAATTACTGGAACAGTATCAAAGTACAATGAGTCACCAGTCATTACAGTTGATACAAATTGTGAGGCAGATGTATCTGTAGCAACCTTAACATCGTAAATAAATTTATTTTGTGTACTAAGTGGTTGATACATAGATCCGGTTACAGATGAAGAATGATTAGTTTCATTTTTATCTAAAATAGATAAAGACGTTGATGATAGGTCTCCAGAAAATATAACTGAGTCACCACCAGTAAATTCTGAATGTAAATATTGAATTTCATTAGACGATAAAGACATGTCTGTAATATAAACATTCTGTATATTAAAGTCTGCCTTAGATGTATTACCAAACCTAACTAAAAAGTTATTATCTGAATCTGTCTGAAGTTTTGGATTGAATACAAATGTTGAGTGGCACCATTCATTTGAATATATTGTGCTGGCAGTTGAACCATTCAAGTAAAATGAAGCAGATGCTAGAGACTTTGAAATAACATTAGAAGAGTTTGTGCTTGCACTAAATAAAGATACATCGGCTGCTGATGAAGAAAAAACTTCTAAGAATTTAAGAGCCGCTGATGCAGATTCATTAAACTTTATGTAAAACCCTATAGTTCCAATTTCTTTTATCATTACATCCTATCCTAAGTTGAAAGCCTTATCAAGCCAAGATTTTACTGAATCAATTTGTGTCTTAGTATGGGCACCTGAATAAACTAAAACTGCTGCTACATCACCTTTAAGATATTGAGACTGTCCGCCCGGTGTTTGTCTATATCCAATATTAAATGTAGATACAGAAGAAGTTCCAGCATTTCCAGAAACAATGTTATCATTTACAAACAATGAACTAGTTGTTGAGTTAAACACACCAACAATTGTATTAAAGTTTTTATTAACACTTGCTCCAACAAGTTCTGCTCCAGCAAACATTCTATAATATCCAGATGAGGTATATATTGATGGTGCAGATGCAGAATTTCCAATAAACCCATTATCATCATTAAACGACCTTCCAACAACATAAACTGTTACTGGTTGAGCAAGTGATGTATTAACTGAAAAATATTGGTCATATCCATTAAACTTATATACTGGTCTATCATCACTAAATTCTAAAGGTTGATACCAAACTGGAGCAGATCCAGAAACTGTTGATCCAGAATAAACTGCTAATTGATCCCAGTAAAGATAATCAGACGCCGCACTTGATCCATTGTAGAACCTAATAAATGAATCAGTGGTATTTGATGCAAGAGTAAATGTTACAGAGACTGAATGTGATCCTACTGTATTTGGAACGGATGCAGAATAGTATTCCGTGTACGCTCCACCAGATGATGATAATACCACTATTCTTCTTGAAGATGCCGTTGATAAAGCCTGCTCTTTTGTTAAAATTACAGTTCCAACAGCAGAATACGTTTCTCCTGCAAACATAAAATTACCAACAGAGCCAGTACTTTGTGTTTGAATATAACTATTTGTAGATGTATTATCTGGAGTTAACAGTATTGATCTAAATCCAGAAACTGATGTATCTATAGAAGAAGATGCAGTCACAGCATTAGAAAGAAAACCTGTTACTTGTCCAGACTCTGAACCATTAGATTGATTTAATTGAAGAAGATTCAGGGATTGAATCCTATACTCTGGAAGATTTGATGATGATGCAGTTATTAGATTTGCCGAAAGATCAGTCCATGAGATTTTTGTTGAATCTGCTGATGTAAAGTATGATAAGCCTAAAGGAAATCTTGAATCGTAATAAACCTTTAAATCTGCAATTGAACTTGGCTCAAACTCTTTTGCTGATGGATCAAATTCTATATCTACTGTATTTCTATAAACTCTTACTCCAGATGACTCATTTAGAAATATTGTTGGAGTTCTATCTAATTCTGGTATCCAGACTTGCTTTGATGACGCTGAATTTATTCTAATAAAATCTCCACCATTATCAAGAATTTCAACATAAGATCCAGAAAGATAAGGATATGCTTCTGCATTAAAATATTTAACTGTTGGTGGATATACTTGAGAGTCTGTACTCTTAATATCTATATCAAATCTTAGATATCTTGATGTTAGATCAATAAGATTGATCCATTCAAGACTGTTTATTTTTGATAACTTAGTTTTTGCATAGATAACATTATCTGAATAATCATATAGTGTTGCATAAATAGAAACCTGTGATCCAGATAATACGTCTGGATATCCAAACTCAAACCTATTTGCAACTATAATTGCCGATCCAGAATTTGCTTGATCTGCTAATTCTATTCCATGAATTATAAAGTTTGCATTACCAAAAGTTTCTACTCTAAATCTTGATAGGTCGGTGTCATATAGAAATGAATAGTCTGATGTGTCATATGAGTCTATACCAGAAAATGTAGATGCGCTAAAGTCATCTCCAGTATATAAGAATTTAATAAAAGTTCCAGCGAACTGTCTTATATTTCTAGTTATAGAAGCAGTGAAAGATGTGTCATATGTAAAGGCACTACCTATTCTTAACACATAGTTATCTTGTGC